AGGTGACGCGAATGATAGTGACAATTACACTGATCATATTCATACTTATGCTGAAGGATTTTCTAATAAAGTTCAAGATTATCAAGCAGATGGAAGCATATATCAAAAATGGAACACTTTCAAGTACAGTCCAAGAGAGGATCATACTTGGACGAACTTAGCCGATTTGTACTCTCCGGGACAATGGATATCAAGAAGTGTTGGTGGAGCTAATTCAAACATAAAAAAGGTTAGAATTTTTGTTAGGCACGAAGATGGTTACAAAGTTTATAATGATGCTCGAATAGACAACCTGCGACTCCGTAAGTACGTTGAGCCAGAACCAGTGGTTGAATTGGGGGAAATAGATAAAGCTATATATCCAATTAACTTTGAATTAGAAATAAGTTTATTGTTTGATGGAAGACAAGGGGGAAAATTTCCTATATCCTTCCAAGAAACTATTTCTCCTTCACTATCGCCTTCTTTATTCGTTTCTGCACTTCCTTCTGAATTTTTGATAGACACAAGCCTCGAAACAGAATTTAGATGTTCTCTTTATCCACCTCCTCCTTATCCTTATTCTTTTCGATTCCCAATTATGATAGAAAATGATACCGGAAATACCTTATATAATTTTCAAATACCAGTTGAAATTAACACTTCCAACTTTAACTATTCTCTCTGTAATAAATATGGTAGTGATATCAATTTTTTCACTGAAGACTATTCTCAAGAATTACCATTCTGGTGGGAAGAGTGGACTTACAATGGCAATTCTAAGGTTTGGATAAAAATACCTGAGATACCTCCAGGTTTTCATGTGTGCGCTATCTTAGTTTGTGGTCACTCCGAATGGGAATATGTACGTCCTGAACAACCAAGGGAAGTCTTCCTATTTTATGATGGATTTGAAAGAAGTGATGTTTCGAGTTGGACTTTTGAATTTTCTCCTTCAGACTCAGGTGAGCCATATTATGGAGTAGCTGACGCTTGTCACGGTGATTATGAACTTAAGGCTGGCTTCAAGGAGAATTGTGAGAATCCTCATGTTACTGTCAAACAGACTATCTCACTTCCTTTGGGAGAGAAAGTATTAAATTGTTGGCAGAAAGAAACGAATAGTGGAGTTTCTCCTACGCACGCGATATATGTTAATGGAACAGAAAAATGGTCAGACGTAGCTGACTCTGAATATGAGGACTGCGTTTTCGTTCAAACTTCCTCCTTCACTGATTCTGGAGACGTGGAAATTAAATTCACAGATTCCAAAGATCAAAATACAAAAGTGGGAATAAGACTTGATAGCATATTCATTCGTAAATACATCGAGCCATTTCCAACAGCCACGTTAATAGGCAAGGATTCTTTAATATTCCGAGTTTATCGTGACTTTCAATTAGATTGTTTATTTCCTCTTGAAGACTTCAAAAAGAATAATACAATAATGGTTAGTGGAAGGCTTGAATCTTTCCCACTTTCAGAATTATCCTTTAGTTGCTCTCAGAATGGTACTCTGCCTGTCTCAAGCTATGTTCCTGCTTACTTGAGGAGTAATAATTTTCTTTTAATTCCGGGTTCTTGGAAACGTAAAAGAAACATCACAATTGAGAACAATACAGGTCAAACTCTTACTGATTATCAAATTTGCTTGACTCTTATACCAGAGAATTTCGACTACGAAAATTGTAGATTGGATGGAGGAGACCTAAGATTTACTAATCCTTCTCTCAAACTCTTACCATATTGGATTGAAAGATGGGAGTATAATGGAACATCCCGAATATGGGTTAAGGTGGATGAAATACCCACAGGTTCTAATATCTGTTTATTTATGTTTTATGATAACCCATTAGCCACATCCGAAAGTAATATTAAAACCACTTTCATACTCGGGGATGACTTCATGGACGATGCACAGTGGATATCCAGTCATCCTTCTAAGATGAATATAAAGAATGGTCTACTCAATTTTGGTACTTTCGATAGTTATGAGTATCAAGCTTATCTTAGCACGAAAAATGCTCTCGACATACCAGACTCCTTTTTCATTCAGTTTAAATGCAAAATTAAGAATTTCTTGAATCCCTTTACTATATCGTACATAGGTGTATCTGATGAAGTTCCTAACACGACAAATCTTATAGCTTTTCAACCCTTCTATAATGACTACGCTTACTACTTAAGTGTGAAAGACGACGATGGAGATCACAAAGACAAAATGTATGCACCAGGTGGAGACAATGAAAAACTTCAAGAAATGTTCTCCGACGACTGCTGGCACGGCGTTAGAATATGGAAAGAGGGAAGCACAATACACGGGGAAATATGGAATGGTGACTTTACAGAACAAATTGGATACGTAGAACCAGGAGGAGAACGAGAGGGTAGAATTACAGACGTGAATCCTTCGGATTTAAAAAAGTTTATCATTTTAAATCAAGCTCCATCTCCCGACGATAAGGAATTTGGATACGAAGGGTGTTTAGATGATTTGATAGTAGCTAAGTATGTCACTCCAGAACCCGTCGTTACATTGGGAGAACCTCAATATGTAATAATTCACGACTCTTATTGTTATTCGACGTGTAAAACGGATTTCAAGCTAAGTTCTTCTTACTTGATTGGAGAAACGTTTTCGCTCCTTCCTCTACTTTCTCGTGTTAGTTCCGTGGGTGAGTATTTATCTTTTGAGTTAGAGGTAAATCCTGATATTAACGGTTTTTCAGTACCCGTCTTAGAATATCTAATGTATGCAAATGTTTCGATGGAAGTACCTAACATTTTAAAGAAGTTTTGGGTATGGAAATCTCTTCTTCAGCCAGTTAATATTTCTTCATTATTCTCTATCAACTTAAATCCGTCTTTACTTTTAGAGCCAGAACCAATAGGTGCACTTTACACTCACTGGTTGATAAATGGAGGTAACGTTCCCGATCTCATAAGCTATAAGGTTACACAAGAATGGGCAGCTCCTGATACTGCAGAGGTAAGATTTAAAGGGCTACCCAAATTCCTTACTGGAGATCTTATTCATATTGTGTATGACACTGGAAATCCTGATTATCCGCTTGTTACTTTGTTTAAAGGTCCTGTTCTTTCAATGGATAGAGAATTAGTGAAAGGCAGAGAAGAAACAATAGTTCGAGCTGTCTCCAACGAATGGTATCTTACCAAACAAAACTGTTTCTGGGATGAAGAAAGTTGTCTCTATACCCTCGATCCTGTCTTCAGACTCCAAGATGTAGTATACATGTGGCTCGGTAGTTGGGATAAGGAAATGTGTTGTGACGACGAGTGTCCAGATGTATTTAAATGTGTATGCGAAAAATGGAGAGAGAAATACACGCATGGAATATCAACCTGTTCGTATAAAGGAGCCTCGTGTTGGTGGTTCTGGTGGTATCTCGCTGTGGGCGCTTGGTGGAAGGAAACTACTGGTTTGTTCCCGATGTATATAGAAGACATGCCAGACTGGGGAGAAAAATATGCAGCGAACGCTGGAAGATCTGGATTTAACTTCTTTTATGGTACTACCAAGTGGGATGGAATAATGCAACTTTGCAATGTTTGTGACTATTTGTTTTATTGTATTTATTGGGACGATAACTGCCCTCCTTCCTTCCAATCTTCTGAAGTTGATAGAGGGAGGAGGTTGGCGGTTTTTGCTTCACGGGAAACATGTGAAAATGAAGAAAAGTTGGATATGTGGGGAGAAGGACGGACTCTCTACTTTCGTGGTCATAGTTTTGAATATCCCTCTCAACTCTGGGGTTACGACCCATTCGTGAAAGTTGGAAACCCTCTCGCTCGAAGTTTTGTATTGAAGATTAATAACAATCCAGAAGACGGTAATTTTTTGAGCAAGTTGATAAGTGTAAGAGTAAGAGAAGAACAAACCTCTGAGGATACGAAGATAAATAGATTAGCAGTAACTTGTCAGGATTTCCCGGTTGTTGCGGTTGAACAACGAGAAAATAATGCTAAACCAGTTGAAGAGTATATAGCTATATCTAACGTGGATATAGACGATCTTTCGGATTTACAACAGTTTGCCGAAAAGAGGCTTGGAGAACTTCGACTTCCTGATGTGACATTCGAGGCTCGTTTTTTCGATCTTGTCCTTACAAAGAAAACAATACATGAATTGGGACAAACGACCCCACTCCCTATACATACTGGTATGTACATAGACTTCGATGGTGTAAAAGGACTTCCCCCTTCCACTGATAAGGATGGATATTACAGAATCATGAAAATCACTTATGAAATGGGTGAACAAACGGGCGGGAAGCTACTTACAACTCTTGAATGTAGGGATACGGACTTAGTCCATCCGGGTAGTCCTAAACTAAACGAAATTGAAAATATAATGCATAGAGAGGCAAAGAAAATTGAGAAAGGTCCTATACTTCCAGGTCATCCTTGTCCTTCAAATCCGAGACCACCGATGTTGGGAGAGATTCCTTGGATAGAGATAGGAGAAATAGTAAATTATAACGCGGAAGAGCAGACAGTTGACATCAAAATTTATAGGACTGGGCAAGTAGTAAAGGGGATACCGTTATTATGAAGACAGGCAGTAATGTTCTTCTTTACAATACAGGAAGTCGAATGGTTGCAGATGAAACCACAGTAGAAAGCATAATAATCGGTGGAAAGAGAGAGGGTAATGGCGAAATTCATCAAGATGATAACGTACCTTACGCCGCTTATCCTTGGATCGCTTCAGTAGTATCTACCCACACTCCTTATCCCGGATATACCATGTTAACGACAGAAGCTATAGTAGGATGGGGACGAGTATTCCGATATGTTAGCAACGACTTTTGGTTTGGATCCGATAGCAAAGATGTGTGGTTAGACGAAGAAGGAACGATTTGGATTGGAGGAAGATGGGGTGTTTTTCTATACCCTTTTTCGTCTTGGGGTTGTACGAAAGGAGAATTGAAGGGGTTTGGAAACGTTGGTCGTTGTTTTCGGCTTGTGCTTGGAAATGATTTATTCTATCTCTCCAACGGTATGAGTATATTTGCATACGATCGAAAGACTTTTGAGTTTAAATGGAGCAGAAACATAGGAGGAGTGTCTAACTTTTATTATGACGGAAAAAAGAACGTATTAGTGATTGCTGGAGGGATGATGGCTAAGTTCCTCGATGGAACTGATGGCTCTATGGTTGCGATGATCCCGCTGTGGGGAGAAAGTCCTGACGTTACCAAAGATAAAGACGGCAATTATTGGTTCTTAACTGTATCTCATTTAAGATGTTATGATTACAGTTCTCACCCGTGGCAAGGTTATTATTTCCCAGAGTGTTTTAAAGGAGTCAGTCATTGGAAGTATTATAAAGAAGGGCAAGATCCGTATCACCAGTACACAATATATAAATGTCCATACCCGTCTGGAAAAAATCCCTGTCCCACCAGAATTAAGATAGTTCACAAAGATGAACTCAGTATTATAAACGAAAAAACGATATACGGATTAGGAGAAGAACACACCTTCCCGCTCGGTAAGAGATATGGTGGAGCCACAAGTATTTCTACTAATGCTAACGGTGATATCGCCGTTGGAGGATGTAATCCTTCAGGCGCTCCCCTTTTGTTCTTAGCCAAAACGAATTACAGAACTTGCTTGGGTGGAACAAGCACAGATTGTGATTATTATTGCTACACGTACGACACATACTGGAAAGACTGTCCAACTTATTGTAGTAATGTGAAACCTTTGGGAGGACAACATTCCTTTCTCATCGCTCGTACTATCACAGCTTCTCAAATTTTAGGTGACTCTTCTTGTTGGTACAGCGCTCGCACTTTTGACCGTTGTCCCCTTGGATTTTATGATTCTCGCTCTCAGGCAATTCAGTGGGCGGGAGAATTTGCTCCTGAACGAACATCGGCTACTAACTTCACTCTCGGAATTAATGGAGATGGAGGATTAGTAACACATTTAATTTGGGGAAGGAATTGGAAGCCATTTACTAAGGCAATATACTATTATCTATTCGGACCAGATGGGATAGAACAATGATAAAAAGAGGAGAAGGAGTACAACTCATTCATACAAAGGATAGATTGATTGGGATAAAAACGCAAACAGCGTCAGAGATCATTTACGAAATGGACGAAGACATTCATATTCATACAAACTATTCTTTATGTAACTTTCCCTTCTTGTATAAAGACAATGCGTATAGACTGTACGTTTCAAACCTTAAATATTCACGAGAGTTTCCTCAAGATGAGGAGGATCAACATTCTGGAAGATATTATTATGTTGATTCTGGAGGGAGGGTTTACACCGTCAATCCTGATGGGGATCTCGAAATACGCTCTCCACCGAATTATGATTTACAAAAATTTTCGTGTATCACAGACAGAAATCGAGATATATTTACAATATTTGAAGATGAAAACCTATATATAGCCCTCGCAAGCGATTCCGGGATTCGTGTATGGAAGAATTATGCGCCTTACTTCAGTGTCTCTATGACTACACCAAATGAGATGTATTTTGACGGAAAGAGACGGTGCATAATAGCAACCGATTCACATCAAATTTCCTTAATAGATATAGACCAAGCCATTGGAGACCATGAAGGGAATGTGACAAGCACTAAATATGTAACTGAGGAAATCAAAGGCGTAGCAATAGATGTATATGGAAGATATTGGATTCTCACGTCTGATGGCGGTATAAATGTATATAATGTAATCGATAAGAGTCTTCAATTGGTGGATGTAAAATCTGTACCGTCAGAAGAAGCGTGGGGCGTCAGTGAAAGCGTCCTCTATGACATTCTCGTGTTAGGTACTAAAGATGGAAAAGCAAGCTATGGTTATACATGGACTAATTTCAGTGATTATAGTCATTCTGTACGAGCTTCGATAGGGCACAGTTCTCAATCTTGGTCTCAGTTATTCTCGATGGGAGACTATTCAACTTGGGTCTTCGGGTGGGGGAGTGAAACCCTTCAAGTCTGGGATATGTATACTCAAGAATTTTACACGAGAGAAACACAAGTTTACCCACTGAAGGGAGATCCGGGTCTTGCTCGATCTAAATCTTGGAAAAATCTATCGCCTAATAGACAACCCTTAATGGATTACCTCTTAGGAGAAATTGTAACATGAATCTAACGGGTACTCGAGTGATAATAGAAAACACAAAATCTCGAGTTCGTGTTCAAGGATCTAATCTTCCAGCTCTTCATAAATTTAGAGTTGAATATGACGGGGATATATATATTCACGGGAGAACAGAAGAATTTCCAGATTTAATGTACAAACCTTGGATATCAGCATCAGGAAGTGGGTTTGTGGTGCTTGGAGTAGGACCTTTTTGCAGACCCATATTTGTGAATTCAAATAACGATTATTCTGGACACGAACACATCAATCCTCCTATCTGGCTCGATGGAAACGGAGACGTCTGGGCTTCAGTCGGAAATCAAATAGTAAGATTCAAGAAGGAGGATTGGAAAGACAGTCAACCAACCCCTTATCACAATCCTGGATGTACAACTGTTGATGGAGAGTTCATAGTTTACAACAACAGAATCCTAACATTCGATGTCGAAGTTGATTCGTTTTTCAATTTCGTGATATTCCCTGTAATGTACGATCTCGAAGGCAATGAAATATGGTCTGGTAGTGTGATAGATGGCATTCCTTACGAAAATTGGTATTATTGTTGGGATGTTAAAAGTGGCACAGTAATAGTAGGTGGGTATGACTTATCATTCGGATCCTTGTTAGGTACTATCCAATGGGAAAAAATAGTTGCGTATTCGGATATCAATGGTACAATTAAAGGAGAATATATCGAAAACAGCTTCACTGGTCCACGTCCAATACGCAGACAAGGGGTTACTAAAGGATTATCTGAAGATGGAGAAAGCGAAGTATTTTGGTTTTATTATAACGAGAATAAACTTTATGCTGAAACTCGTGATTCAAATTTAAACATAAAGGATCTTGGAAGAGGAGCTTGGGGAACTATTCCTATAATAAACACGAATCTTGATTACGTGATAGGTACAAGCGTATATAGAGCTCACGAATATTATAATAAAGAATATGCCCTTACTCAACCTTGTTGTTTACCCTCGTGGGAAAATCCGTATCCTCTTGGAGATTCTGGAACATGTTGGGTGTCAGGAAGCACGCTTGTTGATTTGGGAAGAGGTGAGTGTATTCAAGTATCAGGTGTGACGTTTCAAGGTAGAGATAGTGGATTGTCATGGCACAACATCTGGGGAGGGATTTATGAACCTAATGTAGAAAGCATTTATAATTACGTGATACATCCGGATGAAATAGAAGACATGTTAAAATCTTAAAAATTAAAAACACGGGTGGGATTTCTTTTAATTCTTTTCTTATCCCACCGCTTTCGACTTCTTATTTTACTTTTTCGATTTCCCTTTCTATTTGCTCTCATTTCCTATTGAAATGACGGGTCAACTTCTTCTCGTTTTGATTTTTTCTTTTTGTCGGCTTTCTTCTTTTCTTTTTCGTATTGATTTTTGATTTCGTTCCATAGGAGTTTCCCTGATATTATCGTCTTTTGGTGTTGGAGTAAGTCTGCAAATATCTTATCGAGGTACTTCTTCATCTCGTTCATTGCTTCTATGAACTCATCGGATGCTATCCATCCAAAGTCCGAATCAGCGTCTTCTTTGATTTCGAGATACACTGAATAGATTCCTTCAAGATGCTCAACTATTGATTTCACGTAGTCTATATGATTTTTCAACCACATTAGGTAAACGTCGTCTGCATAACCCATCACTTCTTCTTTTGCCCTTGGCATAATTTTCACCCCCTAACAATTTCCTTTACGATCACCAGTCTTTCGACCAGCTCCTCGTCTTTTAGACTTCTGACCTCTACCGCCTTTGCTTCGACCTCGACCATCATGAGGTCCTATACCTATGGGACCAGTCCCATCACCACCGGGCATATCAATCCCTCCTAATCAAACCTTTATATTTATCATCATGAAGTTCGTAGTCCTTCCACATCTTAGGGAGCATGTCTTCAGGTTTCCACTCTTCTTGACCGTACTTGCCTTTGTACTCGTGAAGGACTATGCCTGTCCTAAAGAAGGAGATTTGAGCAACCCGCATCCCTACGTAAAGGACTACCGATGTTGAGGGTAAGTGATTAGTGATTTCCATAGTCCATTTGTTTATGAAACCTACATCCCCAAATCCAGCACATTTGCATACCGATATACCGAGTCTTCCGAGTGAGCTTCTTGCATTCATTTTGCTCGCTATGTTTCCCCTTCCTCCTATGACTTCCTGAGTATGAGCGAGGATGGTCTCTCCAGGACGAATGATTATGCGATCAGTAGCCCTCCTAATTTTCCAATGTTTTTCTACAAGATACTTATTGTAAGGATCGAGTACTTGTGAGTAAGGGAACTCGACTGCGTAGTATTCACCAAGTCTTACGTCATAACTGTTGGGATTAAGCTGTTCTTCCCTGAATGGTTCGATCACTATGTTTCCCCTCTTCATTTCCTCAAGAATTTCAGCATCTGATAACATTTCTGCCTCTGTTATTGGGAAAAGAACCGATTATAGATTAGGATAAGAAATGGAAGAGCAATCACTGCAATCATAAAAATATAAATTGCCGTAAAAGCTAAGGTCTCAATTACATCCACCTTCATGTTCATCATCGTAGGAAGAATAGTATTAGAAGACTGATTATTGCACCTGCAATCCAGCAGGTGAACCAGACCTTAAACGATATAATATTTTCGTTTATCACTCTCCACAAATAGTTCCTTTTCATTTCTTGACCTCCACCAATTTAAAAGTCTTTTGTTCTACAAAACGTTTTTCTCCAAGAACATTTTGTTCGTAGAGAGTGCATATAACATGTGTAGGATATATCTTGCCTATTTGAAAGACAAGTTCACACTCAGGTTCTCCTAAACTCCATTTCAATTCCATCTTCATACCTCCGAATTCAACTTGGTGCTAATGAGATAAGCCATAATCTGTTCCCACTCCGTTCGATACAAAAAGATATGACCTGATTTGTCTCCATCCACGTCTATTGCTGTTATTTCGACAGAATTATCATCAAACAACTCGACTATTATCCTATCGTCCTCCAAACCTTCTAATTCTAACTTCTTCATATTTGCAGTACATCGAAATATTATTGTTTGGTGAATAGTGAAATATAGGACGAGCAGATAAATTCGCGTATATCGAAGATATGTGCATCTGGTGAAGAATTTAACTACAATGGAATGTAGTGAGTGAATAGAAAGTAAACAAAGAATAGGACTGTGAAACAGAAGAAGAGCACGATAGTCACAAAGGTTATCGCTAAGAATACATCAATTACCCGGAAGGTCCATTTGTCTATCAACTGATCAATTTTTCCAATCACATTCTTGATTCTTTCGAGCATTTATTCTCCTCCATATCCATATTTTGAAAGTAGAATTGACAAACGAATATCTAACTCCCGAAGAACTTCCTTGGGAGTAAGATGAAATCGTTCTTGTACTTCCCGAAGGAAGGCGTCAAAAGATCTATCAAGATATTCAGTTTCCTTCTTTGAAAGCATTTTTCTTCATCCTCCTCATCTTTCCAATTTATAGTTCTTTCTCATTCTTTGGTTTTCCCCACTCTATTTCTTCACCACAATAGGGACATTTCATTTTTAGGTATGAAACTTTCTTGAGTGTGACTTCACCCTCTTTCTCCTTAAGGACTACTCCAAAAACTTTTCCACAAGCTTTACATTCAACTATCATTCTTCTATCTCCATTATTTTCTTGCAGAAAGGACAATTCAATATCCCACTCTTCGTGAGTAATCTTTTTGGGAGTCTCTCGGTTTCACTTAACACAATATAATCTCCTTCTTCTCGAATGCTTATCGCCAATTCACAATCATTACATTTGAGTATCATTCTATAAGTTCTTCACCCTCTCTTGTTCTAATATATACGGGAAATGAGAATTGTTCCTTAATCTTCTTCCCAATTATTCTTAATTCTTCAGGAGTAAATTCGTCTTCCTTCTTTATGAGTTTGCGTCCATAACGGGGAACGTTATCCCATAGTCCTTGTTGAATCACGTATTCCCCATTGAATTTGAGGTTATCGAGTTCTTCTGCTATTTGAAGGACTTCCTCTTCACCCACCAACCTCTTGAAGACGGTGGTCTGAACTTGAAGAGGAGTGTTTGAATTTTTACATGAAGAAAGTGTACTCCGTACAGATTTTTCTACATTGCTAACTTGAGTTACCTTGAACCACAACGGGTTATTTCTAAGAGGAGCTTTGACATCCAAGAAGACTTTATCTATAACTCCAGATTTCAAAACTCTTTTGATGCTTGAGGCGAAGTAGCCATTTGTCTGAATGCCTACTAACTTATTTGCATTGTGCATCCACGTTCCAATTTCTTCTATGAATTCTTCGTGAAGAGTTGGCTCTCCACCAGAAAAGACTAAGGCATCAACAAAATCTAATTCCTTTTCTGTTTGAGACTTCACGTCCTCTAAGGGAACATAGTTAGGTTCTTGAAACAATTTGAAATTCTGACAATAAAGACAGCGGAGAGGACAGCCTCTCAAGAATAAGACAAGAGAGTTCAATCCTCTCCAGTCAATCGTCGAGAGTACAGTTCCTCCAAAGTTAATTTCTCTCATATCCAATCCGTCTTGTCAACTTTTCTATAAGGCAAGTCTCTCAGTCGTCTTTCGTGCATATTAGATTGTTCCACAAAGTAGCCAACTATCCGTCTAAACTTGAGAATATCCTTACTACCACAGATAGGACAGGCGTCTACGTCTCCTAACGTCAGATGATTATGTTTAAGACAACGGGACAGGTAATTATCAAATGCAAAGTATGGTACTTCTTTCTTGACTATTGCTTCTATTATTTTCCTCATCTGATGTACATTCTGGAACACTGAAGGAACATTTACGAACATCATTTGTCCACCATCAAAGAACTTTGAAAATCTTCCTGTTATCTCTACGCGTTCTCCAAGGGACATTTCCACCCAAGGAGATACAATCTGATTGGAATACATTCTTCCGTTTTCATAGTATTTGCTTTTGTCCTTCTGATGTTTTTCTGCGTATGCTTTGTCTGTGTCATAGAGAGAGATTGCAGCCGACTCTGCTGGAACTAACTCACAATTGTAAAATCCTTCCCAACTATCGATTACACGACGAATCTCCTTTAGGAGGTTTTCCAAATCATCCCAAGAATAAGTCAAGCCTATCAATTGCTTGAGGTCCCAAAGACCTATGATACCAATCGTTGAATACATCCTTCGCAATGATCGAAGCCCTAACTCAAACGTGGCATCAAGATACTGATATTCTTCAAGAAGTTTTCTGTGCCAATCGAGAAACTCCTTAGCAAGCTGAAGATTCTCTTTTATACGCTCTTCAAACGTATCTGGGTATCTTAGATAGATTCCTGGAAGATTGAGACTCACAACTTGATGCGAACCTATTTGAACACCACCAGAACCATAGGAGTTGAAGAACGGCTTTTTCGAGGAGATCAATCGACAACAAGAGGCGATGGCATCAAGGTGTGGTAAGACTAAGAAGTTGTACATTGTGTGATGAAGGTTTTGTTTGACTGCAAATTCAAGGAATTCTTCGTCCTGAATCTTTTTGTTTTTAACCTTGAGAGCTGCAGTGATAACTGGGAATCTCAGCATTTGAGTCTCAACTTCCCTTGTATGCCATCTCATGACTGCTGACTGAACAGCGGATAATTCATCTATGTCGAGTCCCCAAGAATTCTTATTGAATAGATGAGCCAGATAATAGGAATCAAAGAACGATATGTTGGTATAAAGAGACTCTGCGCCTTGCCGAAGGTGTTGATTGAAGGAGTAGAATAATCGCTGAAGTTCATTCCTGAAACGATAGTCTGTGAGTCTGTACTCATTAAGAGAAATTGCACCCTCCTTCTTTACGAAATAAGTTAATCCTAATATGAGATCAGGAATGCCTATCGCTCCCCTTGTCCTGTTGGCTACGTATGACGTGAACTCAATCAACTGTGCTATGAAGGAATCCAGTCTCTTTGGTGGCTTACTCTTAAAGTGAGGATAATATGTTAAACCCTCTGCAAGAATAGGCTCAACACTTATGCTATAACAATATGGCATTAAGATGTTCTTTGAAAGGTCATGAATGTAAATTTCCTTACCATGTCGTCCTAATATTTCTCGTCCTCTATCAAACCATTCCGATATGAGTTCTTTATTGAAGACTAACTCAGCTCCAGAGGCTAATTGTTTCCTAACGTTTGCTATATCAGGAGAATAGTTCGCATTCACGTCCACCACGTTTCCACCTGTTAGGAATTTTTCTATGTTCATAATCATCCTCCTATATAATTAATATTATTAATAATTAAGGACTTCATTCTTCCATTACATCACAAAGTAAGAATCTGAGTTTACGGAGGTATTGCTTACGTAGCTTTTCCTTAACCTTAAAATGTTTGACCGGGTCTTCGTCGTTCTTCACTTGAAGTTCTGCTTCTGCATCCATCGCATCCTCAAAGACATCCAAGATAATATCAATAATGCCCATAAGACTTACCTCCTACATCACTCTTAAATTTTGCATCAGACATTCATATTTGCACGAGAACAAAATGTTTTAATGACGGTTATGTAATTCTATGTCCTGAGTATAAAATTGTGTTATATCGCAAATATTAATGTCTGGGTTCAGTCAAGAAGTGAGTCCTACGTTTCTCTCGCTCAAGCTGTAAGATTTTCTTATCTTCCTCTTCCAACTCTGTGAGAGCCAATAGAGAATAGCCGATGATGTCACTGAGCGTATCCCAGATAGCGGGGAAGTTCTTATGGAGGTCCTTCTTCTCTAAGTTCTTCAGACGACATATCTTATCTGTGAGTCGAATGCAAACAGAGCGTAATCCATACTCTTCCCATGTCTTGTGGAATGCGTCACCATACATTTCATTCTTGTGTTGAATCATACTACGAATCAATTCCAAGTGTCTATCTACTGACTCCATGACTCTCCTCCTATTCTTCAATTTTGTCTATTAATCCCCACTCCTTAGCGTCTTCGGGAGACATCCACACTTCCCTAAGTCGTATGGTTTCTCTCACCTCTTCTTCCGTCTTACCACAACGGTCAGCTAAGATTTTCACTATCAAATCCGTAATCCTGTTCATTTCTGTGACTTCGTTCTCAAGCTGAGAAGTTGACTCTGAATTGAAGAATACCCATCTTTTTGGTTCGTGTAAGAGGAATGTCGCATGAGGACGAGATATTCGTTCGTCTCCAGCTTGAAGAACAATCATAGCAGCAGCACTTGCTGCCAAACCCTCCACTATAATTCTGATTTTTACGCCCTCTTTAGATATTCTTCGCAAAGCGTCGTATATCGCAAAAGCACCGTGGACCTCACCACCTTCGGAATCCAGATAAACGGTAAGAGTGTCCCCTGCTTTAAATCTTCTTTTTATTTCACCCCAAAACAAAGCTAAGTCTCTTGCCCTGAAATTACTCAACTCTCCAGTGATGTGAATTATTCCATCCTTCAGGTCTTGATACCTCAAGAAGTCATCCAGACAAGCAAACTTTCCTTCTTCCTCTGCTTCCTTTTCTTTAATTTCCATTTTGAACCTCCTCATTAACGATTAACAGAATGTAGGACTGATTCGTCCTGTTCTTTAAGTCATTTATGGCTGCATATACATCAGGATAGAGTCTTCTTGTTTTACTCTTTTCCATTCCTATGCAGCTTCTGTCCGACTTTACTATAATTCTGGGATAATAAACTGGTCCCTCAATCCAAGCAAAACACCAATGTTCTTTTTCCTCTACGAGACACTTGTATTCAATCCCTTCCACGACTGGACACGTGTCCTTTCTGTGATGAAGGACTATCTTACCGTTAGGTAACCGAGCAATGTCATTTCCCTTGTTGTCCCTGTGGAAAATCAAAACCATTTCTTTCTTCTCGCCTTCAGTTCCTTCCATTTTAATATCAACACCTCCTACCTTTATAATTATATTTCATGAACTTCTCCATTCTTGTCAATCATCATTAGTTTTGCTGCTCGCTTCCGAGTGTCATACTCCGTCCACCCATTAATGGTAGGCGGAAGAGACATTTCAATCGCATATCGAAGTCCCCGTGCTAAAGAACCTGTTCGCAGAAGTGTGATTCTCTTATCTCCACGTAGCACATCGAGTTTAGCGAGCGTATGATTGTGTCCTAACGCTATAACATCCGCGTCAATATACTGAAGGAGTCTTCGATGTTCTGTGAATATATCCATTGCAGCGCTTCTTCCGTGAGCAAAATAGAATTCCACTCCATCTATTTCAACCTTGTGAGTTGGCTTTCCTAAATACTCCTCGTAGACATTGAGACCAACCTCGTTGAAGACTCTGTATTCGTGATTTCCAAGACAGTAACCTACGACGTCCAATTTGTCTGTAATTATCTTGACCCATCGAAGTTGAGACTGTGGTTGGATTTCGTTATCAAATTGCATTCCCCTGTCGATTCCACAATCAATGAGGTCTCCCATCAAAATCACTTTCTTTCCGTTCCAATATCTCTTAGCTATCTCTGCTATCATCTCAGGAGAGATTTCTCCCTGACCAATATGCCAATCTCCACTCAGTACAACTTTCATTTTCTCCTCCTATATAAATCCATTAAGGTTTGTTTGAGACAGGGTGTCCTCTATTTCTTTCAGAGGATTATAAAACCATTTCACCAAAATGGCATCATAATCTATTTCGGGAAGGTCATCTGTTATGTTCTCATGGATGGCTAAGTTTCCTATTGATGCCACTTTTGTAGGAACAATTGGTAACTTTTCACCCGAGTGGAAAGGAATGCGATACAACCGAAGTCTATTCTTCGCTGCCTTGAGATGAGCAGTTTCAACCTTGGGTGAAGTTGAAGACAATCTTACCCATTCTGCTACATCCATTACGTCCTGTTCTCTTATTTCAGTTCTAATCTGCGATTTGATTTCTTTAAGTTCATCCCATTTTCCATTTAAGATTAACTCGAATGCCGTCATAAGCTTGTTCCTGATATACAGAGGACAAGACGTTCTGTTTACTACTGTTCCCGTTATCTTCAGCTTACCTTCGTCTGTAATCCCGAAATAGTTCTTCTTCTTATTATACAAGAAGAGGACCCTAAACTTTTTATCTACATCCAAGTTAAACTCAGGACCCCACTTTGAGTGAAGTTCATCATTAATTTCATTCATTATTTCTTCAGGATGAGGATGAGTAATCATAAGTGCATCCGTGTCCCCTGCAAGTATAGGAATGCCTTTGTTTTCCACGTACTCCCAAATGAAGGTTAGGATTTTACGTTCATAAGCTGTGACTTCTGCTGCTAAATCTCTATTGTAGAATCTGGACTTTCCGTATCCCAGCATCCCAACGCACGCGTTTAGAAGGAACTTATAGGACACATTCCATATTTGACTCTGAGTGTCGCCTCTTTCCTTGTATAGCTTCTTGTATTCGAGCCTCCGTTCAAATATTTCTTTGATTGTCTCCGTGAGTATCCCTGGATTCCTGATGTCTCTGTCAGGAGAGATGTTAAAGTGCATTACAATCGAAGGATACAGACTGACCAAATCTAAGACAGTGACATCTCTATGTAAACCCTTCTGTGGATCTCTAACGAGTGCTCCCTTATACTTTGTATGTGATGCGTGTCTTTTATTCGGAAGAACATACTTATTGTGATACTTCTTTAGGAGGTAGGCTTCGATAATCGAACTTCTATTCATTATATCTATGGTATTAAGAGGAACGAGATTTTGGAAAGAGAAAACTAATTGAGTCAGCTTGAGTGCTTCATCTATTTCTTTAGTGAGAGTGACGTCTTCTATACAATGAAGAAGTTCAGGAAGCGACTTATCCTTCCGTCTTCCTAAAATGAGGAAAGCCACATGGTCTAAGAAGTATCTTCCTCCTCGCTCTCCAAATTCTCTATACGCTCGCATTAAGTCAAGCGGCTGACTTTCTCCTATGGTGAGTTCGTCGTGATAATCTCGAAACATCTTCTTATTCCTTGAACGATTAAAGAGGTAAGGAAGATCGTAATTACTTGAGTTCCATCCAACAATCAGGTCCGGATCTAATCTTTCACAAAAGGATAAGAAGGATTTTATGAGCTGTTCGTCATTCTTAAACACAAAAGCCTTCACTCCCTCTATTGCATAATCCTCTAACACAAAAGGATAGTGCTTCTTTGTGAAACTATCGTAAGCGTCAATCACAGTAACCGGAAGAGGAGCATTTTCTGTGTCGAGAGAACCATTGTCTCTCTCTACTTCAATATCAAAATAAAGTATCCTTCTATTAAGACCGTACGTCAAGCCTCTATCTACGAGATAGCGTGTCAAGTATGGAATATCTGCTTCTGCACTGAAGTCCACATTCCTCTTTCCTCTTTTGAGATCTTCTATTGATTTGAATGAGATTTTGTCCAAAGGCTCTCCGGTATAAGACACGAATCCACTTTCTCGTTTAATAATTGGGAAGAGAATTTCCTCTTCAGGTTTGATATAGAAATAAGGATACTCTCCCTTTCTTACAGAGTACGTGACATTCCAACCTTCTCTAAATTTAAGCTTGACGGTTGGTCTCGAATTTCTTGAGCCAATAAGAGAAGCATTCACAAGTTCCATCATAAAAATTCCTCCAAACTCTTTTGGTATTTATCGTGACCTAATACTCTTTCTTGAATTACTTCACAATAACGCTCAGAAATCTCAATGCATATCCATCTACGATTATGTTTTTCGCAGGCTACTGCAGTCACTCCTGAACCTGCAAATGGATCAAGAATAATTTCCCCTTCTTTAGGACTTCCGCGTAACAACAATCTTTCCCAAAACTTGATGGGTTTAGGACAGGGGTGATCATAAGTTTGATTATCCAATCCTGTTGCTTCTATGACGTCACTTCTCGCTCCAAGTCCCGCTCTCAAGTATGGGTCTACGCCATACGCAAGGATTGGCTGCCACTGAGCAAATCCCCATTTACCTCTTGAGTTTGTCGTCTTATAAACCCAAGCTAAAATCCAGCGTGGAGGAGGATAAAGAGAAATATTAGTGAGACCACAGGTAAGTAGCATAGCCTTACTTACTCGTAGAGCCTGTGGCATGAATTCTTCTATAAGAGATTTGAGATTTTCTTCAGTATCCTCGTAAACATCATACTCTTTTCCTAATGCGTAAGGAGGATCCGTGAGGATTAAATCGGCAGACTTATCTGGTAAGTCTTTTAGGATATTGATGCAATCCCCAAGGAGTAACACTCCTCGATCTGTGTGAAAATAATGATACTTGCTCTTTATGAGATCCTCTTGTAGCTTATGCCAATCATTGTCATTCATTTTAACGTGTTCGTTGTATCCTATTTTGGAGTTCTTCTATATCTATTCCAAATTTCTGTTTGAGTTCCTCTTTTCTAATCTGCAATTGAGCAATTAACTCATTCTTTAACTTAGTTATTTTAGCCAGTCCTTCCTTCAATTCCTCAATCTTTTCCTTATCTTGAAACTCAACTTTGAATTTCTTCTGAAGATCTAACATGTGGGAAGACTTGTCTATTGTGTCGTTTGCACTTCTCAGCCTTCGTGAAATTTTATAAATCTCTCGTATCAATTGGCGAACCTCTTCGTCGTTTTTGGACTGAGCAATTTCTAAGAACTCTCTTCGTGTTATATCAAACGGCGAAATAATTACACCTTCGCTCTTTACCATGAAACCTTCATATTGACCGTACCCACTCTCTTCTTTGAGGATTTCGTCTATCGCTATTAGCTTATTCGCGTAGTTGTCACAATAATCAATTACAATTGAAAGATAATAGTCATCTTCTGGAAAATATTGACCGTAACACTCATCACTATTATGATAGATTACTTTAAGTTTAACGTCTTCCAATCTGTCTTGAAGAACTCTATCAAGAGACTGGATTTTCTTTTTTAGAATCGTAATCTCTTGCGATACACGTTCCTTATCTATCCAATCACTCAGTTTTTTCATCTTTCCGTCTCTCCCTATATTGTTCAGGAACAGTAGTCCAATACAAAGAATAACAAAGAGGACAATACAACAAACCTATTTTAAGCCTTTTCAAATCCTTATTGCCACAAACGAGACACTCTAATGACATTTATGTTTCCTCCATTTACATAATTGGGGAATACAATACCCCTTCTTCCGTATAGTCCCACAAGACGGAACTCTATATCGTTTGCTCCTAATCTGATTTATCTGATACTCTGTCATTTCCTCATCCCAGTCTTCCCAGTTATATCGCCTTGCTTCATTAATCATTTCTTCGTTACTTTTGCCTTGTGCTATTCTTAGAGCTGCCCATCCAAACCTTATGAACTGAGATGGGTGACTTTCTTGGATAAAGTAATCAATGCAAGGACGGTAGTATTCCAAGTCTATATCGTCTGGCAGCGAATGAAAAATCTGAGTTGGTAACTCATTGCCATCCAATAACTCAAAAGGACTCATGAACTTAGCTAAGCTTTGTTTGACTATCCTAACTCTTCGATTAAGTTCTGGATAATAGCTTCCTGGGAGACGGGCAATGCCGTTGAGGACCCCGTCTGTAATATCATCATAGTGTTCAATTCCCACTGTTTCGATGATGTAGTCTGATATACATCGGAATGCGTTTGCGTCTATTTCGGTAGGTGAGAGATGAATATAGAAGTGATAACCACGTTTAGGTTCCGCAACAGTGAAAGAATAGCTGTGTCGTTTACAATAATCTTGGAGTTTAGCAATTTCTCCTTCGGCTATGTGTTTTTCACAATCAAAATCAAAAAAGAAGTAGAGGGGAAAGGCTTTGCTTTCTTGAAAGACGCTAATGCTTGCATAAAGAGGAGCTCGAGTCATCAATCGTTTTTTGATTTCTCTTGAAGAATGAACTGGAAACTGCTTTCGACTTTCAACGGCAATTCTTCGGTAAAAACCTTTAGGAATATAGTAGAAAATGTCGTAGTTCATACACTGTGGTTAACTATCTTAATCAAAGAACTCCTTGATTAGTTTATCGAGTTTTTCTATGAGATTCTGTACATTCTTTCTTTCTTCTTCTGAATCTCCTCTTTCTAATATTGATATGACAATAGTTACGGACCCACTTTCGTATCTTAATTCGTGACTATGTTCTGTGCTATAAGTCATTTTCCAACCTCCATAATCTTATTATTCGCAATTACAGCACGAGCATCTACTATTGTGACGTCACCTTTAGTTGAAACATACACATCTCCATTCCTAAAGACTGTAACTCGAACACCGTACATTTCAATCGTCTGACCTTCCATCGGCTTCATTTAAACTCCTCCTTTTAAAAGGAAAGTTTCAAGATTATCTGCAACATCTTCCGCTGCGTCTAACACATTTTCCAGCCTCTGAAGAACATCTAACAAGAAGAACCTCTCACCTTCGCTTTTAAACACTCCGTTTGTGACAGACATGAACCAACCTCTATATAACTCGTCACCTCTAACCTCACATTGATTAATGCTCTCTATGAAAGTATTAAGTTGTTTTTGATTGTGAATGACATCTGGAAGAAGAGACACTGCACAACTAATATCAATCACAGCTTTTTCGATATAAGGAATAAAAGAGTCTCTAAGACGGAGAGCACGAGGATTACAATCGAAGTTAGCTATTCTCCACACAACTGCTTCTAAGTTGTCTATAACATCATCGAGATTTTGAAGAAAATTCCGAATGTCTGCCTTTTCTTCGGTCACTCTTGTATGGTCGTAAAGAAGAGACCTGATTGCGTCATGCACGGTCGAATCAGCTTGGACTTCCAAAGTTTTAGCTCTCACACTTGTGGTTGAGGGATGTTCCTTTTCTCCTAAATGTTTTAAAGTGTCCATGCTCTTCTCTGCCAATAGAGCCAAAGTCTCAAAGTCTTCAAAATAGACTTTGGTCCTTGGTAGCATACAGGTAAGTATCTTACTAATCCTTTCCCGAATTTTATTCAACATCTTTATCTTCACCAAAGAAGAAATCATTTATTCTTTTCATTGCAGGAGTCTTAACGTTCTTAGATTCTTCTATTACATTGATGAGTTTTTTGTGGTCTTGAAGCAGTTTCTCAGCAGTGACATTTCCAATTCGAGGTACACACATAAGACACGCTACTCGTAGAGAATGTAGATTTGCACTTTGTTTTGAAATTTTGAGGTCTGCTGTTCGGGGAGGTTTAACACTCACCTTTTTCTGAAACATCACATCAAGATGTTTGAACGCACTACTTAATTTTGCAAATTCCATTATCGGAATTCCCATCATGAGAACTGAAACCTTTGCACCCTCTATCATCGAATTTGTGATGCCCCTTCTTGAAATCACTTCTCGCCAAGAGTAATCATCTCCGTCTATAAGAAGGAAGGAATGCTTATAGTTCGTCTTCATTACATACAAGTTTGTCCAAAAGTCTGAACGTCTTGCCGATGTAACAAAATCCGAGGGTGTCTTTCGTTCTACTATTATGTCCTCGAATTGAATGTCTCCAACTTCTAACTTAGCTCGTTTTACGGTATAATCCTTGAGAGTCTTCACTGCAATCTCATACACGTGCTTGGGTTCCCGTGTATCAATGACAACTTCTCTTTCCATGACTTACCGGTACATGGGATTATCGTCAGAAGTATTGTTTTTAATGCTTGGGGAGGGAGCATCAGGAGATAACATATCTCCTAAATCTACTATATCCAAATCCTCAAATAATTCGGCAACTAACTCTTCTAAGAAACGGTCTATGGCATCATCTAAGTCATCCTTGTTCATGCCTTTGGTCAAATCTTCAAGTGCCATCACCAAGGCAGCCCTTGATATGGTTTCGTTCTGTTTCTCTTCCCGAATCTTTAGAAGTATCTTATTCTTCAGCTCTTTGGCTGACTTCTTGTTCCTCTTAGAAGTAATAACTGTGCCTATTGCAGCACTTATCTTCTCCAAGTTAATCTTCATTCTTCTTGCTCCATCGCTTGATAATCGAATTATACAAAACCAAAATCTTTCTTTAGGGGAAGCTGGAACCATTTACTTTCCAGTTTCCCTAAATACCTTCTTCTACGAATTTGTTTGTATAAGGTCTTAGAATCAGTTTCGACCTTGAAATGGGGTGTACGAAGCTGTAAAATATATTTAGCATTATAAGCCAAAGTGTCTCCACCCCAGATTCTTCCTTCATCGAATTTGTTTGCTTTATCTTGACTTTGATGTGCTACTATTACAATAGCCACGTTAGTCTCATCCAAAATGAGAGATAGCTGACCGAGAATTCTCGATATGACATCAGCCCTTGCACCAAAGTTTTGTCTCGCACTACCTATTGCGCCTTTAATCGGAGTAGTAATAGAATCGAGGACTAAAAGCTGGGACTTATGCTGTTTTATGTACTCTAAGACCGGGAACTTTTCAGTAGTGGTAATATTGCTCTCAACCTTTCCTGCTTTTCCCTCTTCTCCTTTGGTAATCAATTGAACGTTGAGACCTAAGACATTTGCTAAGGAGTAAAGAGAACGACAGTTCAGGAGGAAAGGCTGGTGAAACTGTTTCTCGAATCTGGGTTGGAGGAAAACATTAAAGGCTTTCGGGTCCCCAATCTCAGTATTTATTAGGACGGAGTTATACTGGC